CAGGGCAGTTTTGTCAGTAACTTCAGCACGAGTCTGTAGTTGCTCTAACACATACTGTTGAGCTGGCGTGCAATCAGGACAAGTAATCATTTTTTCTTAGCAGTTTTAGCAGCTCGTTTGAAGTTAGCTGCGGTGGGAGCACCGGCACTGCCAGGCTTCCGCATCTTTTCTCCCGAACCTTGTTTAATACGCATTCGTTTTGCGTGGATGTTAGCGTAGAGACCTTTCTTAGCCATAGTTAGCATTTCCATTTACGTAGTGCAAGTGCCTTACGGGTGGGTCGGCCTTTGCTATCTTTCATTGGTCCCTTTACGCCAGACATTCTAGCACAAAAGGATTTCTTTCGTTTCCCACCACCAGGCTGCGGAGCCTTTAGGTTGGAACCTGTTTCTCGGTTGTACTTTTCACGCCCGGCTTTCGTGAGTCCACCGGTACGTGATTTATGTTTACCAATTTTAAGGCTGACAGAGGGTTTACTTTTTGTAGCCACCTTTGCCACCCTTTTTCTTACCGCAAGCCATTACCATACTCCAGGGATAATTTGACCAGTTAGTGCGTACGCTCCAAGAGCAGCCATCACACCCAGCATAGCCAGGCGACCGTTAAGCATCTCAGCTTTTTCGTTATGAGTCACAGTGTAGTTGTCGTCAGTGTACATGGTGGGTTCTTTAGCAAAGAGGTTTTGTTGTCCGCGATCGTTGGTGGTAACAGTCATCAGAATTGAACGTCAGAGTTTTCAAGTTTACGCATAACCTCTTGGCGGTATGCAGGATCCCGATCGTAACGAGGATCAGCCATAGCTTGCACTAGTTCTTGTTGACTACGGAAACCACTTGAACTATCAGGTGCAGTGCGTCCAGTCAACAACTGACCATCTTCACCTACCTGATTAGAGTACTCATTGAACAATGCTTGAACAGCAAAGAAGACAGCGTTGGGGTCACCTTTATCCATGACAGAATCATACATGGTAACCTCCTCTGGTGAAAGGTTCTGCCCTGCCCAATCAATCATGGACTTGTAGGCAGCCTTACCTCCAACCATCTCAAACAAGGCATCAGCTTGAGCTTGAGAAAGAGTTTCTTGAGAAGAGTTTTCGTCTACTTCGTTGTCTTCTTCGACTGACTCTTGTTCTGCTGGCTCGCCTTCGTCTTCGGTGGCTTGTACTTCATCACGTGGCTCTCCAAGTTTAGTTTGTAGTTCAAGGTAAGCTTTTTCTAACTCGCGTTGATCTTTAAACTTACCAGCGAGTAGCGGTTGCTCTCCACCCTCAAGAGACTCAGCAACCTGCAGGGAGTCTTGCTCATCAGCATTAAATTCTGGCTGATCAGCAGGTGTTTCATTCATTGTAAGTGTTTCACTCATGCGATTGGTGGTTGTGGTGGTTCAGGGATTTGTGTTTGTTCTTGTTGTGCCATTTGCATAGCAGCTTGTTCACGCCTTTGTTCAACAGCAGCCATTTGTGGTGCTTGCTGTTGTGCTAGCATCTGTTGCTCTTGTTGAGCTGCAGCTTCATTTTGAGCTTGGAGTTCATCCATACTCTTAACAAGATTCAGCACATCAATACCAGAGGCTGCTGCCAATCGTTTGATGACTTCATCAGTGTTGACATACTGAGCAATAGCTTCTGGTCCAACAGTCTGAGCAATGACAGTAAGGAACTGTGCAAGGCTTTCACGATCTTGTCCACGTCCAAGTGCATTGATACCAGCGACAATAGTAGGCCGTACGATACCACCTTTAGGTAGGCGTGGAATCTCACCGGTTTTCTGTGCTACAGAAAGCTTACGGTTAAGATATGGGACAAGGAACTCAACAGTCAACAAAGAGAACAAGCCTCCAAGTTGTTGTTCAAGTTCAAGTTGTGTCATCCTGACTTCTTCTGCTGTAGTGCGTTCCGAATCCCTAACGTTAAGGATAAGGAATGCCTCACTCAAACGTTGAGTTAGTGACCCGATCATTTGATAAGCAGTTTGAAAGTCAGCTGTCTTACCAACCTGCACCACACCGATGTCATCAGGTCGTCCCTGGATGATAGCACCGTTACCTGCCTTAGCAAGTGTAGCGGGCTTGGTGGTGGAGCTTGGGCTGACAGTAAACACTACCTTAGCAGCTGCTGCGCTGCCTTCAACGATGGCTTGTGACAGTGCTTCAAGTGACTTGAGGTCACCGATGAACTCCTCCACTCTACCACGTCCGTAGACTTCTCCGTCTACGTGGTTAAAGCGTAGCACAAGCCAGGGGTTTGCGTCAAGGGGTGCCTTACCCATAGACTTGGGTAGGACTTTATCGTACACCTCTTGGTGCCACAGCCATCTGTTATTATCTAGTAAGACGTGTGTATAAATATCACATTCATCATCTCGACCGGATGAATCATCTACTAGATCTTTGTAATCTTCTTGTTTAAAATCTGGGTAAAATTTTTTGAGTAATTTTTTCGAGATTGTTTCTTTTGTTACAATTTCAATAACATTACCGTTGCCGTCTCTATCTACTACATAACGGTTAAGGGGATAAAGCTTGAGCCCATCCTTACCCATGTAGACAAGAGCATTACCAGCTACTACAAGATGCTTAAGTGCTTGGTGGATTACGACACGATCTGTTGAAGCCGCAATAGACTCCATGATGGTGCGTTCAACCTTTGCAAACGACAAGTCAAGTTCAGATCTGATCTCTGGACCTAGCTCTTGCGGAAGATTAATATCGTTAACCTGTAGCTTAAAGAAACTGGTTTGTGGCGGTAGCAATGCAAGCATAAGTTTACTTGCAAGCGTCACCACACCTTTAGCTCCTGTTGATTGCCAAGGTGTAGGAAGTTTAAGAGCACCTTTAGTAAAGTGCTCATCTTCACGAATGAGGTAAGGTAAAGTTAGATCTGCTGCTTGTCTAGCACTGTTTAAAAACTGTGAACGGTCTGAAGACAATCTGTCATAACGAGATTTAGCAGTCATTAGATGTTAACCATTCCTGATCCAGTACTACCAGCTGTTCCGCCAAGTCCTTTATAAGCTTTAGCAGAACCAGCAATATTAAATTGTTTTTTACGCTTTTTAAACATACCAGTACCAGTTGCAGTGTCAGCAGTTGGCTGCATCTGCAGGCTAGCAGTTTGCCCAGCACGTTGCATGTTTGCAGCGGAAATCTGCTCACGTTGGATACGTGCAGCCTCAGCTTGTGCGTACTCATCACGCATAGCTTGCTCACGTTGTGCAGCTTGAGTCATGTATTCTTGTTGAGCAATGCGGAACTGTTCAGCCTGCTGTGTCCGCTGCTCCTCTGCAATACGCATTTGATCAGCAATCATTGCTGTTTCGCGGGCAGCTTGCTCTTTGGCAATGCGTAGCTGATCACGAATAGCACGTGCTTGGTCTCTGGCTTTCTGTTTTTCCGCTTGACGCTTTTTCTTTGCTCTACGGCGTGATTCTCTGCTCATTGGTTTTCATCCATATAGTTAATGACCCACTCAACGACACTCCGCTGACCAGATCTGTACATAATCTTTTCAATTGTATCTTCGGGTGAAGGGTTAGCGGGTGGAAAGGTTTCTTCAAGTTTAGCAAGCATAGCATTAGCTGTCATGCCACGCACATCAAGAAGATTTAAATCAGGCATATTGTGGTAGGTTTACGTTTGAGTGCTCAAAGAATGCAGGCATTCGGGCGGATTTAGTTGCCGACAATTCGGGTGCCTTACCCTCATACATTAGTCGGTCACTAGAATCCAACCAAAATTTTTTGTCCAAATATCTATCCTGGGTATTTACACCTAATGGTTGCATTACCCAGTTGATCGTCGCTTTGCGGAGTTTATCCAAGGACGGCGAGATCTCAAGCCCCAACTCTTTGCATACGAGAGAGTTCGTTGCCACGTGGATTTGTTCGTCTCGGCTGATGTCTGCGGAAACGGTCCGCATTCCAGCATCACCATTGAAACGGAAAAAGGGGAGTAACACGAAGAAAACCGCACGCTCGGCAACCATCGCTTTGAGGATCGTGTGATCTGGATGTTCAATCCAGGCTTTTTGTAGTTTGAGCGCTTCCTCCTCAGCTTTTTCATCAACGCCGTAAGCGTTTGCGATATAACCCAACGCGAGGTCGTGGTTCTCTTCGTCTGTGATGTTAGATCGTAGGATGTCCACACTTGCTTTCGGTACTTCATTTTGTAGGGTGGTTTGAATAAAATCTCCGACAGGTAGTTCCATATGTCGCAATGCAAGTGCACGGTGGATCGCTGCTTCCGAGCCTTCTTTGCAGATACCGGCACTTGTCTGTACCGGTGTCCACTTGCGCTTCCGAGCCATTAGTTTTTCGTAAGGGTTCATTCTTGACAATCACATGTAAGTTCATCAGTTCCTTCAAAAAGTTGTGCCAAGTAATCATCAACCTCTGCTTCTTCAAGAGCAGCATACGCATCAGATTTATCTTGAACATCCCCCATCACTTGAAGGGAATAATAAAGGGAAGTCTGGGGCGATTCTAGCCACTCCTCAATAAATGCTTCATCATACGTGACCACATCAGACCACGAGTTGAAGGAGTATCCATGAAGAAGTCCAGTTCTATTTAGTAGAGTCATGATGCCATCAGCAACACGTTTGTAAGCTTCCCAGCCTACTTTAGAGGCGATCTCTACGTCACCATAGTTGTATGTTTGTACTCCGAAAGTACCGCTGTCACGATCGACTGTCTGCGAGATAGGTGGAGCGATTTCTGGTGTGCAAGTATAGCCATCCAGATCTGTGCTTCGATAACTGCAGGAGGCAGTGGGCGCAATAGCAAAGGCTCGAACCATTTTATTGCGGCGAGCAACGCTGGCTGCTTGCTCAATGCCAGAATTAATTTGGGTGACAAGTTCATAGGCTGCAGACCGTACTGATTCTCCGTTGTTGAATTGTTCCAACGCACGTCCAAACTGGTCATACGTTACTCCGTACCGCCGTAGGAGGTTTGCGAGACCAAGCATTCCGAGTCCCACCTGTCGATCAGTTTCAGACGGGAGGTATTCTCCAGAATCTCCGACACCTGTTCGACCATGAAGCTCGCACAACTCGGACATACCTTCAGCAAATGCTCGTGGAATGTCGTCGAACTCACAGGCTCCAAGATTGACATGCTGTAGCAAGCACGTTCCTCGTGAGGGCAGATATACTTCGAGACAGACGTTACCTCGGATTCGGTTTCCTTCATTGTCATACTTTACTTTGTTGAGCCAGATGTCGCCAGATTTGATTCCGTAAAGGAGTTGTTCTTTGAAGTCACAGGACGCCCACCACTCAGCGGTGATGTTGACGCATCGTTTAACCCACGGAAGTTCGCTACGATTCGCAGTAATGAACTGAAGAGCATCAGGGTGGTTAACATCAAGGTGACATACCACAGCACCATTTTTGTAGATGCCACCACGTCGAAGGATTTCATTGAGTGTTGAATAGATTTTTGCAAAGGATACCGGACCGCTAGCAGTCACGCCAGAGGGCCTCTCGTGCCCCTGGGGGTCGAGCTTAGAAAGGTGAACGGCGCAGCCTGCACCATAACGCAGTGCATGGCTTACAAAGCGCCAAGATGCTTCGATACCGTTTGGACCTTCCATCTCATTCTCAACTACAAACACTGTGCAGCTGACTGGAAGGCGTGAGGTTGGATCGTCAATCCAGGACTGGACACGACCGGTGCGGGAGATAAGATTGGACATTTTAGATAAGGTCGCCAAGGTGTGGTGGTTTATAGTTTGGTCCCTTCAGCACTTTACCGTCAGCACGAAGGATTGGTTGCCCATTTTCATCCAGTTTGGACATGTTAGATTTATGAACTCGATCTAGGGCTTCGTCGAGATTCCATCCTTCGTTTGCTGCGTATTGATAGCAAACATAAACAAGGTCTGCAAGCTCTTTAAGGACATGATCCATCGGCTCACGATGGTATGCTTCATGAAACTCAGACCATTCTTCATCGATCAAAGACTTCTGTTTCTTCCGATGCATCGCCCCATTCGGGACGCTGAAGGCGGAGCGGAACTCGTTGGCTTGTTGAAGTAAGGTGGGATAGCTCATTTTCAAGATAGTGAATTGCTTTTTTTAAGTCTTGCACCGCACTATCTTTATGACCAGCACGGCAGATGTATTTAATTGCGTTACCCAAGTGATAGTTTAGCTGTTGATCTCTTATGAAATCCCAAACTTCGATGGATCCTCGGGTGTAATACGTGGGTGAGTTGGCCAATTTTTAACCAGATTAGATACGTTGTTAGTAAGACAGAAGTTCTGTCGTTGTAATGCAAGGAAGACAGTAACGATGTCCTCCTTTTTTGTTTCAGGTTTTTCAAGTGCATCTTTAATTTGACGCATCTTTAAATCCTGCTCAATCGTCAAGTCGATAATCACTGGTGGGGGTCCAGAGAACGGGTTGCTTGTTAATGAAGTCATAATCATTTGCTGTAAGAATTTTGGCAAGTCTTGCGTTTTCGATTGCGACTTCTTCCGAAAGATCCTTCTCAGTAAACGCATCCACAACGGTCTTCCAACTGTACCCTTTTTCTTCAAAGAGTGCAACGGCACGTTTAATACCAATACCGGGACATCCGGCGTAACCATCTGTTTGATCTCCTGCTAATGTTTGAATAAAATGCCAACGCTTCCCTTCAAGCTCTTCCACATTCATCAATTCTTTCATGTCGAATAACTTGCCAGGTATCTGGCGCATATCCTTATCAGGTGAGCAAAGGACGTTACCAGGATTAGCTGTTGCATAAATACCTA